GAACCACAGTGGGTAATCAGAACTGATAAAGACAGTGAGCGTAAATTTAAAGTTGCAGTTGGTTCAAAATATCTTTCTTCAGAAGTATTACCGTTAGAATTAACCGATGCTGAATTAGATGCAGTTCGAAATAGAGGATATCAAATCATTGATGTCCCTATGGGATATTATGAAAACTTTATTGAAGATATTGACATTGCGTTAACGGATATTGCAGGTATTTCAACTACAAGTTCAAACAGATATATTTCCGGTCCGAGACTTGCAGCAATAGAAAAAACAACATATCAAAATGCTTTTACAAAAGAAATCATTGAAGTGGGTAATGCTACAGATGATAAAGCACAATATTCTGATTTCTTTGATGTATCAAGAATACCGCAAGAAGTAAAAAGTAAGCCTTTATATGTTCACTTAGATATGTCTATAAATGGAGACAAAACAGGTATTGGCGGAGTATTTGTTATAGGTAAAAAACAACCAACACCAGAACAACCTGTATCAAAAGATTTGTTACTTAGAGCAGGATTTAATGTTTCTGTAAAAGCACCTAAAGGATATCAAGTATCTTTTGAAAAGAATAGACAATTTATCCGTTGGTTAAAACAACAAGGATTTAATATAAAAGGTGTATCAAGCGATACATTCCAATCTGCTGATTTTCAACAGATATTAAAAGCAGAAAAATTTAATGCTGAAATCATTTCAGTTGACCGTGTGGATTCCGACCATATATGTAAACCTTATCAGTATTTAAGAAATGCTATATACGAAGAAAGATTTGAATGCTATGCAACAACTTTACTAAAGGAAGAGTTGATTGGTCTCGAAAGAGATAATAACAGTGGTAAAATTGACCATAGTACCAGTGGCATAAATAGTAAAGATAGTGCTGACGCAATTTGTGGTGCTGCTTGGAATGCGGCTCAACATGCAGAAGAGTTAAGTATTGATTTTGTTGAAGATATTGATACAACGCTTAATGTAAGTAATGCGCAAGGCACACCTGAAGTTGCACAAATAACTGTTGATTTTGAAAATGAATTAAAAAATGTGTTTAGTGGTATCGCTAAGAAAAATGAAAGTACAAGTGATGCTGCAAAACAACTTGATTTTGGATTTGGTCCTGCTACTCCAATGCTTGGTGAATATGTTTCACAAGGCATTATGGTGTGGTAAGAATTGTATATATATAATATATGAATATAACTAGGGGGATAGATAATGCCTGATATTACAAAAGACGATAGTGTATTTGTTAATGATGATTCTCAGTATAACAGACCTATAAAAACTATCGTTGCTCCTGAAAGAAAAAATGATATTGACTTAGATAATACTTTGTACAGCAATATCATTGAAGCAGGTATGTCTTCTCAACTCGATATAACTGCACTAAATACATTAAATCAAAAAGCAGAAAATCGTAATCAGATGTATAATGTTTTTGATGTTATGTGTGAAGATGGTTCAATCAGTGCTGTTGTTGAAACTTATGCAGAAGATGCTACTGAAAGAAATGACCAAGGTAATATTGTTTGGGTAGAAGCTCCTGATGATAAGATTGGTCAGATGGTTGAGTATCTATTAGATACTTTAAATGTAAATAAAAATATTTATAAATGGTGCTATAGTTTATGTAAATATGGTGACCTATATCTTCGTTTGTATCGTGATTCTGAATACAATGATACTATCTTATTTGATAAAGAAGAGCCTGATAAAAAACAACTTAATGAAGATATAAAAATAAAAGCGTACAAAAATTCTGATAATTACGCTCATTATATGGAAATGATTGCAAATCCTGCTGAGATGTTTGAGCTCACAAGGTTTGGTAAAACTGTTGGATATGTTCAAGCGCCTGTAACAAATACAGTTGCAAAAAATGATAATACAACATATAACACTTTTACATTCCAGTATAAATTTAAAAAACAAGATGTTAACTTATATCCTCCTACTGAATTCGTTCATGCTGCATTAGAGGATAACATAAGTAGAGAAGAAGAAACTGTTAATATCTTTCTCACAGATAATGATTTTGAAACTGAAGAAAATGCTTACACATATAAAGTGCGTAAAGGACAATCTTTGCTATCAAATGTTTATAGCATCTGGCGTCAGTTACAATTACTTGAAAATTCTGTTCTACTCAATCGTATAACAAAATCATCAATTGTTAGACTTATCAATGTTGAAGTTGGTGATATGCCAAAAGAAAATGTTACTAAAACTTTACTCGGTATCAAACAGATGGTTGAACAGAAAAGTGCGTTGAAAGTTGGAAGCTCTTTAACTGAGTATACTAACCCCGGACCTGTTGAAAACAATGTTTATGTTCCAACACACGAAGGTGTTGGTGCAATTTCAACAACTCAGATTGGGGGAGATGTTGATGTTAAATCATTAGCTGACCTTGATTACTATATGAATAAATTATATGGACAGTTAAGGGTACCTAAACAATATTTTTCACAGACTGATGATTCAACAGGATTCAATGGTGGCACATCATTATCAATCATTTCTAGCAGATATGCTAAAATGATAAAAAGAATCCAGAATACACTAATACAAGCAATTACCGATGCAATCAATCTTATGCTTCTTGATAAAGGGCTTGACAGTTATGTAAATGAATTCACAATTCATATGCTGCCTCCAACTACACAAGAAGAAATCGATAGAAGAGATAACTTAAGTAGTAAAGTTCAGCTAACATCAGATATCATGAATATGTTATCTGATATTGAAGATGTCTCTGCAAGACTTAAGATTATGAAATCTTTACTTGCAAATGTTATTGATGATAATGATATTATACAAGTGCTACAAGAACAAATTGACGCTTTAGAAAATGAGTTACCTCCTGAAGACATTCCTGTAGAAACAGAGGTGAGTGAAACACTTGCAGCAGGAGGAGAAATTTCTGATTTCAATGACACCTTTGGTGGTGATTTGAGTGGGGAAGCAGAAACTGGAGAGGAATCATCGAGTGAAGATGTTCTACCTTCTCCAAGTGATTTAGGAATTGATTTAACAGATAGCGACAACGAATAATAGATTTAAACTAGTTGGTTATACCAAAAGGAGTTTTACAAATGATTACAAAAAATGATTGTATATTACTATTAAGTGAACTTTCCGACCAAGGAATTGATACGTCAAAAGAACTAAACAAAGTTGTTAAAAACACCTCTATTGATTTAGAGGTGTTAAAATTCATAAATGGTTATAAACCTTTAGAAGTTCTTGATTTCTATGATAGACTTAGAAAAAATTACAATGCAAAGAAATCAAAACTATACAAAGAAATTGTGCAAATTGATGAAAAAGAACCAAAGGATATTGTTGTTACATTATCGAGTCTGTTAACTCAGATATTGCTTTATAGTAACACATTGAAAGAAAGAACACTTTTCTTAAAACATTCAAGAGCTGAAGAAATAAGTAGAGTTCTAACTAATTATTTTAAAACATATGATTTAACAGTATGTATATCATTACTTAAATTAGTTAAAGCCGATTTAAAAGCATTGGAAAGTTTAAAAAGAGACATATAAATATAATATTAAGTAATTATATAATTATTATTATATAATATATTTAATAAATTACATAACCCTTAACCTTACTTAATTACATTTATTATTATATTATAGAAATTCCGTAATTCAACTAACTTACAAGAAATTCATAAATTTCTTTAAAAATATTTCTGCTAAATATAATTGTATTATAATTTGAAATAATACTTAGAAAGGTGATAAAGTTTAAATGCTAGAAAATTTTAGTAAAAATGATGAACTAAAGTTTAAAGAGTTATCACCCGAAGAGAAACAACAAAGGGGCATACTTGGTAGATTGTATGGTCCGATTGCAAGTATCATGACAGCTACTCGTAATGGTAGAAAGTATACTGAGTCCCTTTGGGAAAAAGTTTTCGATAATCCTTTAACAAAAGAAATGTTTGCTCAGGGTGGTGTTCCCGGCGAATTAGACCATCCGGTAGACAGAGAAGAAACTTGTTCTGAAAAAATTGCTATAATGATGCCTGAACCTCCAACAAAAGGTACTGATGGCAAGTTGATGGGATACTTTGACATTATTGATACACCTTGTGGTCGTATTGCTTATGCATTAGCAAAGTATGGATTTAATCTTGGTATTTCAAGCAGAGGTTC